TGGCTGAAGATTATCCTTGTTCTCACGATTAGGATTATCGTCATAGCCAATTAATGAACCACTATCATCAAGCTTTTCTTTCATCGCTCCTGCTTGACTGTAGAAATTCCAGTCATCAGGTTTGACAAGTAGAAGCTTTTCATCTGTGGTCAGATATTCAGGTGTTGGAACTTCACCAGACATAATTCCCCACCAATGGGTTTCGTCTGGAGCATTGGTGTCCATGATAACTCCAAACCAACTTGGACCACCATCTCTCATGGAAGGAAATCGTCCAACACGCATTGTACAGGCATCAACTATCGATTTACCAATTTCTCTGGCTTCGTTAACCCAAACTCCTGTAAGTTCCAATGACAACAGTTTTTTAACGTCTTCAGTTTTATCCAAAGCCAAAAATATGACTTCACATTCAACAATGGTTTTATCAGCCATTGCAAAGTTCATATGATGAGTATAAGGAGGCGACCAAATAAATCTTCCAAGGTCATCATCAAACCAATCTCTCCAAGTTTTTATTGTCGTGGTTTTTAATTGAGGATTGGTGTTACGGACAACAGCCCATCTTGTTCTCCTTACCCCTTTTTCATTTGGCTTTTGAAGCATCGCCTTTCGCATGATTTCCATGCAACAAGTAACAGATTTACCAGAACCAACAGGACCTCTAAGACCTCTCACAAAAGAGGTATCTTTCATAAAGTTTTTAGCTACATTGCCAGGAGGCTTATAGTCTAGTTTCACAGATTAAACAGTCTTCTTAATACAGAACCTGAACCAGAACCTAATAATGCTCTTCTTAAAGCTGGATTAACTTTGTTAATAGAAGTTGTGCTTTCAGGTCCTGAATATTTTAAGTCTTCACCAGTTGCTAAGTCTTTACTTGGTCTTGGCTCAGATATTATTTCCTGTTGTCTCGCCATAGTAGCTTGATCTTGAGAAATACCACCTATATCAGATTTTTTTGTATAGCCTTTTGGTCCTGCTGTTTGAGGTTTTTCAAATAAAGTTTGTCCAGCTGTTACTTTTGGTGCAGTTTGAGTTATAGTTTTTGTCCCACTTGGGTCTATTTGCGATACTCCCATAGGAGGGTTTTTAGCAGTTGTAGAAGCAACAATCTGGTAGTCATCCCCTTTAGCAATGTTAGTTCTAGCCTCTTTAGTAGCAATCGTTGATCCAGTGTTAGGGTCTTGATAGATATTGCTCTTTTCTTTTGCACCAGTTTCACCACCATCATAAGTGCTGATAGTTGCTCCTGAATTTGTACCATCAGTAGTCGATATGGTAAGCCCTGAACCACTGCTAGGTTTCTTTTTTTCTTCCTTTTCTTCTTTCTGTTCTTTTTCTTCGCCCATTATTGCCTCCTAATATGCTTTCTTGATTCCAATAGCTTCTTTTAAAAAAGCACCAGTTGCATATCCCAAAGCTAAGAACTTTCCAGGACCAGCTACTGTCTTAACTCCACTCATTGTTTTCTTAACGTATGGTAATGCTTTGTTGATATTCTTCTTGTTTACAAATCTTCCCCATCCACCAGGGACTTTCTTACCCATAAGAGTATCTAGTCTTTGACCTGATTTAGAGTATCTGCTTAATACACCCTGAGAAGACATTAGCATTTTGCTTTTGCTGTATTTTTTATAATCTGCCATTACTGCTCCTTTGAAAAAATATAAGTTAAAATAAAATTTTTTTTGGAGTTTGTCTTTTCACAAGTCTTTCGTGTGTGTGGTTTACCCGTTTAGGGAGAAGTCGCCAATTTTTAAGTGCCTATCGATATGATGGAGCTTACGATTGGGACCCCCTAGTCAACATTAAAGTTTATCTGTACAGCAGTGTTGTGTGTTGTAGCAGGAGCATCGTTACGCAACCCAGCTCTATCCATTAAATCTTTACTGGCTTCAAGTCTGACGAAGGATGACTTAGCATTGAGTAGTTCTCTCATAGTTGCAAGTGCTTGAGTAGCGTCCCATCCTAAAGTCCTCATCGACAACTCCTGTCTATATTCGATAATATGTTGTTTATTCAATGAGTTATATGCCCATGCTTTATTACGTCCTAGTCTTTCAGCAGCTTCTGTTGGGTTGCAACCATCATGCAAGATCATATGCACTAAGTCTGCTTGTGCTTCTGTTACTCTGGAGTGAGTGTGTTTGATCTGATTTGCATTTTCTTTTATCTCATCCATTGGGACAAGAGCTTTCTTGTATTTTTGTTGCTGTTGTGTATTTGCTTTCGTCATTGCGAAGTCCATTAAGTTATTGGTACTGACGAGTATACTAACTATGGCTTTTTATGTGTCTATTCACATTTCTGTAATCGTTATCTGAAGCTGATCCTGCTCTATTCCGCATAGGCAACAAGTTGCCAAGCTCCACCGAACCACCAGAGGTGTTTCGTCCCATACGGGTAACGATCAGGGCTAATCAAATGAAATATCCGTTGCGAACTCACATCTCAGCCAATCATTCCACTTCGTTATGCCAGCTAAAGCTGACATTAGCACTAACGTTCCATGATCGTCTTCAGAAGAGAGTACGGACGTTGCTTCATTTGAACCCCGCAGAGAAAACGTTCCGTTTTCGGCTCACTGAGGCAGATGTCGGATCATCATACTCAGGGGGTTGTCGCAAGCTCCACTGCACCCCTTCGCATGATGATGTATTCCATACAACAACAAACTCTCGCCATTAGATCATTAGATGATGACACTCAGCGAAATACACCGAGTAAAGACCCCTTTTTGCTAAAGCAAAAAGTCTACTGTCGTAGTTCACTCCAAATAAAATAGCTCAGCCCTTGGGGGCTTCGACAGAGACGATTTTATTCTCCGTTCAGGTCGTGGACTAGCTTAGTTTCGTGATGTCGGTCGAGTTCTAGGGCAAGAGCTTATTCTTGTCTGTAAACAATAATGGAGCGTACCATGAAACAATTATCTTTCAAATTTCACGAAAGAAGTGAAACTCTTTCAGATATTCTTTCTGATCCGTCAATCGGATTTGATACTTCAAATGGAGATTCTGAAGAGATTATTGAATCTGAGATCGAGATGATCCTATTCAATATCAATAACTCTAATTCGCAACACGAAAAAGCGAAATTGTATAGAGAGTTACATAATCGTTTAACGATGGTTTAAAAGCCAATGATTTTAACTATAGGGTAGAGCATGGTGTTCTACCCTTTCTAACTTATAGGAGCGTACGAAATGTTAGAAAATCTTATCGATAATGAACAAGCAAAAATCAAGCCTTACAGAGCAACTCTTGAGGCTAAAACTTTAGCAGAACTTCAGGAGTCTGTTGCGAGTACAAAATCAATGAAATTAGACAAAAGACTAAAGAAGTCTAACCTCATTGACTACATGATGAAGTTCTTTGAGGAAAATGGTTATCCTACTAATCCAGAATATAAGCCAGACCCAACAGTGGGCTTGGCTGAAATTCCTGAGGATAAGCCAGTTGATGATCGTCCCTTGCATCCAGTATTGCAGGTCCGAGACTTCAAGAAGGAGCAAGAAGAAGAACTTGCTCGTAACCTTGAAGAACGTCGTGTCAGATTGGAGTCTGTTGAAAGACAGAGCCAGAAACTGGACACTGAGTTCCTTGATGCTATTGCTAGAGCATTTCAGGGTAAGCCAAATCCTGCTTATGATGAGGCATTTCCTGCTAAATTGATCTCTGTCTGTATGATGTTAGTCAATATCTTTGATGATGGTAATGACGTAATTATCCAAGCAAAACTTGGTGACCAGTTACCGAGAATGTTTGAGAAGATGAGAGACAATGTTAAAGAAGCTGGTCTTAAGCTTGATGCTCTACTAAAAGCTGAGCAGAGAGGTAGCAATAACACTGAGATTAATCTCAACAAGATTGAAGACCTTCAGGAGAAGATTCAGAAACACAGACAGCAATGGGCTATTCTGAATAATGCCTTTGTGATCTGTAGAGATCAGTTAAGACCTAAAGTTCTTGGTCAAACAGGAATGGGTGGTAGCTGGGGTCAATATAAAACTCTAGAACAGATGGCAACCGAAAATAGAAGGAAAGCCAATGATAGAGAATTAAATCTAGATAATTTGATGAATAACCGAGAATTATTTAACAACAGATTGTCAGATCGACATGAGGACTTTGGATTGGTAAGCGTACCAGACGGTGAGTAGTCTATCTAGATAAACACCAGGGAGAGGGGGTTTTGCTCCTCTCCCAAATTTTTCAAATTTGAGTTCTCTCAGCAAGCTGAGAATTATACGCAGATAATCACTAATATGAACAAGTTCATATAGCAATTATCGCAAGAGGGAGTACTCCATAAGCATTTATACCTAATCTTTAACAACCACTGTTGGGGCAACAAAATCTGTCTGTCGCCTCAGAAGGAGAATAATATGAATATATCTTTATCATCAATTTCAAAAACAGCAATCTTGGGTTTAGCTATAGTTGCTGTCTATAAGACATCTAAGAAACAAGCTATGGCATCAATCTATACAGTTGGCTCTATTGGGAAAGACGCAACAAAGTACGTCAGTAAGCATTATAAAAGCCATTATAAAAATCTATAGAACTTGAATAGGAGTTTCTGATGGTTTTTTACTTAATCGCTGGAATATTTTCAGCATTAGCAATTCTTTTTTTATTATTCAAATTTAACATTAAACGTGTTTTGGCTTTTGATATTGCAGTTGACATTGCATCCTCTGCTCTGCTGATTGTCCTTTTTGCAGGAACCTTTGCAGGAATGATGGCAGCAGTTATTGGTGGAGCAATTATATCTATTGTCCTTTATGTAGTGAAGAAAATTAAAGGATGTGAAAAGCCAAAAAGAAAAGGATTTAAGGTTATTTGGGTTAACGTTCCCCCCAGATAGCCTTAAATATCTCGAGTATAAACAAGCTCAATGACTGAATTTCATTGCTCGAGAAAAGGCGAGTGACACGGATACCTAGCTAGCAAGGTTGCAATGCCGTGACAGGATTTAGACTGA